GTTCAAGCAGGCGAAGCGTGTGTTCTGGAAGCGGCTCAAGCAGGCAATCCCACCCAGCTGGCGCGCCGGCAAACCGAACGAGACGGAATGTTCGATCACGACCAAGGCCGGCCACGTCATCCGCATCGTCGGCCTGGACGCCTACGACAACCTGCGCGGTTCGGGCCTCTTCTTCGCATTGGTCGATGAGTGGGCAGACTGCGTGTACGCGGCCTGGGAGGAGGTGCTCCGCCCAATGCTGTCGACCTGTCGCTTCGTCATCAATGGCGAGGAGCGGGTCGGCGGCCACGCCCTGCGCATCGGCACGCCGAAGGGCTTCAACCATTGCTATGACAGCTACCTTGATGGCCAGGGGCGTGAGCCTGACCATAAGAGCTGGTTGTACACCTCGGTCGACGGTGGCAACGTCCCGGCCGAAGAGATCGAAGCCGCGCGGCGCAAGATGGATCCGCGCACGTTCCGCCAAGAATACCTGGCCAGCTTCGAGAACTACCAGGGCGTCATTTATTACTGCTTCGACCGGCGCCGCAACCATACCGACGACACGGTCAAGCCTGGCGACGCGCTGCACATCGGCATGGACTTCAACGTTGGCAAAGGCGCGGCGGTGGTTTTCGTGATTCGCGATGACCTGCCGCGCGCAGTCGACGAGTTCATGGAGGTGTTCGACACGCCGGCCATGATTGAAAAGATCAAGGGCCGCTACAAGCAGACTGGGCAGCAGCATCTGATAACGATTTATCCAGATGCGTCCGGCCAGAACCGCAAGAGCAGTGGCGCCAGCGAGTCGGACCTGTCGCTGCTGCGCGCCGCCGGCTTCACGGTGGTGGTCGACCATGCCAATCCTGCGGTGAAAGATCGAATCAACAGCGTCAACGCGATGCTGTGCAACACCTACGACCAGCGCCGCATGCTGGTCAATACTACGAAGTGCCAGAAATACACGCTTAGCCTGGAGCGCCAGATTTATGACGACAAGGGGGAGCCGGACAAGAAGGGCGGCTTTGATCACGCCAACGATGCCGGCGGCTACTTCATCACCAAGCGCTGGCCAGTGACGAGTCGCACGACGACCACCGCGCCGCTGCGCATGTAACAACAAGGATTTCCATGACCGATGTACGCACACAATCAGCCGAAGCCGCAAAGCTGAACGAGGATTGCGCGCTGATCGCCGCGCTGCTGGGCGGCACGAAGACCATGCGGGCGGCCGGCAAGAAGTATCTGCCGCAGTGGCCGGGCGAGGACAGCGAAAGCTATGATCTGCGCCTGGCCGTCGCCACGCTGTTCCCGGCCTATGCGCGCACCATCGATGTGCTCTCGGCGAAGCCATTCAGCAAGCCGGTGACGCTGGGCGAGGATGTGCCGGAACGGATCAAGCCATGGCTGCAAGACGTCGACCTGTCTGGCCGAGACCTGCATAGCTTCCTGTCGGAAATTACCCAGGAGGCGATGGGCTACGGCTTCGCTGGCATCTTGGTCGACTTCCCCAAGGCTGGCAACCTGGTCACGAAGGCCGACGAGCAGGCCGCAGGCGTGCGCCCGTACTTCGTCCAGGTGCACGTGCAGAACGTCCTGGGCTGGCTGCCGAAGAATGCGACCAGTCTTGACGGGCTGACCCAGCTGCGGTTGCTGGAAAGCGTGTCCGAGCCGAATGGCGACTTCGACACCAAGGAAATCGAGCAAGTGCGCGTCCTGGGGCGCGGCACCTGGCAGACTTGGCGCCAGCGCGAAACTGGCAGCAAGAAGGAGTGGGTGCTGCACGAGGAGGGCACTACCACACTGAAACGCATCGCATTCGTGCCGGTCTACGGCAAGCGCCTGGGCTACATGCAGGCCACGCCGCCGCTGCTCGAGCTGGCGCATAGCAACGTCGAGCACTGGCAGAGCAAGAGTGACCAGCAGAATATCCTGCACGTCGCGCGCGTACCGATCCTGTTTGCCAAGATGCTGGGCGAGGGCGGTATCACGGTCGGCGCCGGCAGCGCGGTCAAGTCCGAATCGCCAGAAGGCGACCTGAAATTCGTGGAACACGGCGGCAAGGCTATCGAGGCCGGCCGTCTGTCCATCCTCGATCTGGAAGACCGCATGCGCCAAGCCGGCGCCGAACTGCTGGTGATCAAGCCGGGCAACGTGACCGAATCGCAGACCCTGGCCGACAACGAGCAGGGCGCATGCGCGCTGCAGAAGATCGCGGGCAACGTCGAGGATGCAGGCGACCAAGCGCTGCAGTTCATGGCTGAATGGGTGGGCGAGGCCGAAGGTGGCCATATCACCATCTTCAAGGACTTCGGCGCCGCTTCGCTGGCCGAGGCCAGTGCCGAGCTGCTGTTCAAGAGTGCCGCCAGCGGGAAAATCTCGGGCGAGACATACTTCAACGAGCTGCAGCGCCGCGGCATCCTGTCGCCGGACCTGGACTGGGAGACGGAGCAGGAGCGCATCCAGTCGGCACCGCCTGACTTGGCGGGGGCATAAGTGGGCGCGCTCGAAGAGTGGATTGCCGAGATGTTTCTCGTGCACTCCCTGAATCTGCAGCGCTTTTCCGCGGACGTTCAGGGCAAGATCGTCGCGCTCATGGGCGCCATGTCGAAGGAGTTGGCCGCCAAGCTGGCGGAAAGTGAGATTCCGGCGCTCCGAACGCAGCGTATGGCTGTGCTGCTGCGTGAATCGAATGCCATTATTGCGTCGCACTACAGTGGAATGCAGGCCGAGGTCGCGCATAACCTGAGCGGCATGGTCCGCATCGAGGCCGATTACACGGCCAAGGTGCTTACGCAGGCGCTCAAAATTGAACTGGGCGCCAAGTTGCCGCCGGCGGCGTATCTCGAAAAGTTGGTAGGAAATACATTGATTGACGGCGCGGCGTCTGCTAAATGGTGGAAGCGCCAGGAGGGCAGCACCCAATTCAATTTTGCAAGGCAAGTTGAGCTTGGTGCATCGCAGGGTGAGACGACCTCGCAGATTGTTGCGCGTGTTATCGGCACCAGTGCTAAAGCTGCAGGCGGCGATACCGAGGCAGTCACTGGAATATTGCAGACGTCGGCAGCAAAGGCCCGCGCGCTGGTGCACAGCTCGGTGCAGGCTGTAGCCAATGCCGCGCGCCTGGCGTCGTTCCAGCAGAACAGCGACCTGATCGAGTGCTTGGTGTGGCTGGCCACGTTGGATTCGCATACCTGCCTGCTGTGCGCCATGCGCGACTTGCACGAGTACTCGCTGCACGACCAGGAGCCTATTAACCATACCCACGAGTGGGCGGGCGGCCCTGGTGCCATCCATTTCAGCTGCCGATGCGTGCTCAGCACGCGCACCAAGTCATTCAAGGACCTGGGCATTGAGCTGGACGAGCCGGGTGGGAGCACGCGACCCAGCGACGGCGGCCCGGTCAGCAGCAAATTGAATTTCAAGGACTTCCTGGCCAGCAAGGACAAGGCCTGGCGCGCCGAATACCTGGGCCCGGGCCGAGCTGAGATGTACGAGGCAGGCAAGATCACGCTGAATGACCTGATGAACCTCAAGGGGCGCAAGCTGACCCTGGAGGAATTGCAGGCGAAGTACAAGTAGATGTTTTATTACTAATGAAGGCCGCCCGGGCAACCAGGCGGCTTTTTTATTGCCGCAAGCGGACGCGACGCGGTGCACGGCCGGAAGGCCATCGATAGGGCGGATGCCCGGAAAGAACGACTATGCCATTCAAATATAACGCGGACGGAACCATTGCCATCGACGGCGAGAAGAAGTTGCCGATCTTCATTCACCCGAACGGCACCGAAGCGCCATTCGACGCGGATACCACGCTGGGTACGATCACCCGCTTGAACGGTGAGGCCAAAACGCACCGCGAGGCGAAGGAGGCTGCCGAGCAGCGCCTGAAGTCCTTCGACGGTATTGAAGACGGCGTGGCCGCTCTGGCCGCCTTGAACACCGTGAAGAGCCTCAGTTCCGGCGAACTGAAGACAGCCGCCCAGGTAAAGGAAATCCAGGACGCCGCTGCCAAGACTGCGCAGGAGCAGGTCGCCGCGCAGGCGAAGGCGAGTGCGACGCAGCTGCAAGAACTGACCGCACAACTGGAAAAGCGTACCAGTGAACTGAACACCCACATGATCGGCGGCGGCTTCGCCAGTTCGAAGCTGCTGACCGACGACAAGCACCCGAGCCGCCTGGCGATCCCGACCGAGATGGCAAAAGCCTACTTCGGCAGCCATTTCAAGGTCGAGGACGGCAAGATGGTGCCGTACGACGCCGCCGGCAACAAGATTTTCTCGCCGACCCGCCCGGGTGAAGTGGCAGACTTCGATGAAGGCTTGGCGCAGCTGGTGGCCGCCTGCCCATTCAAAGATCAGATCCTGAAGGGCTCCGGCGCATCTGGCGGCGGCGCGCAAGGCGGTGGCTCTGGCGGCAGCGGAAGCGCCAAGCAGGTCACGCGCGCCCAGTACGAAGCGGCCGATCCATCGGCACGCGCCGGCCTGCTGAGTGGCGGCGCCGTGCTGGTCGACTGATCCCGATTTCCTTGTTTCTCCGAATGGCCTGCCGTGTGCAGGCTTTTTCGTATATGCACTACCGCATCACCGCAATACATTTGCCGGCGCCTGGATGGGCTAAGTCGGTGCTTTGGGCCGGATGGCCTGCTGCTGGAAATCCCAAACCACTTACCTTTAAGGCAATCAACATGAAAAAAATGTTCGCTTTTGCCGTGGCGCTCGCCGCCATGGCATTCTCCACAGCCACCTCGGCCGCAACCGCCAGCGCCCAAGCTGTGTGGGGCTTCGCTGCGCCAGCCATCAGCAAGGCAGTCTTCTGCGCACGCGTGGCGCGCGAGCTTGCGTATGGCTACGTCTGGAACTACGCCGCCAAGACGGGCCTGGTACTCGGCGCCAACA